ATGTTATTTTTAGAAATTATCTTTTGATTATCAAGTCTCTGTTTTAGAAGCCCGTCGATTGATGCTAATGAATTGATCATCGCAACAAGAGGCTTATTCAGAGTATTGCGAGTATATACTAAAGTTCCGCCGCCTGTTTTAGGTTTACGCGGTTGTCTTTGTCCTCCTGTCTGCTGCAATCCTGCACTGCCAACTATCCCTAAAGATGCAGAAAGATCTGGAGCTTTACCTTTTGTGAATACAGGAACCGAATTGCTTAAAGCAAGTTGAAGACTTTTCGGCGCGCGAATCTTTGTCTTATCATCGATCCACCCCTGACTAACGTCATAGACATATTTTTGTTTGCCGATGAAAATGGGTTCTATAGATCGATCAATCTTAATACGTAACTTTGCAGCAAGTGGTTCCTCTACTGCAAGGCTATCCAATAGATTGACAAGACCCTTGTCGGCCATCTGTTTTGTTTTAGCATCGATCCAACCGCGACTGGTATCCTTGACAAACTTCTGATCGCCGATTGTTATAGGTGCTATCATGCTGCTAACCTAAAGTGTGCAATATACTTGGTTAGGACATCAATGTTTTTATAATTTGGATCTATACTAGTAATTGATTTCTGCAGACTGATGCCGCGTGGTGTACCGGCAGGAAGTGAAGGAGATGAAATACTATCCTTTCTCTTCTCTTTCTTTACGCCAAATGTGATATCATTCTGAAGTTTCATTGATTCGTTACTGATGCGATCTGATACATTAGATGATGGAGATGCAAAGCTTCTTGCAACACCCGGTTTGATAATAGATGACCCTAATGATCCAAGTATACCGGCGATTGCTTGTATTCCACCACTGCCTTCAGATCCAACCCCTGGTGTATTTGTAGAGGCAGATACATCAGGGTTTCCGCCGTTATAGACTCTCAACCAGTCGGCTTGGTATGCTGCCACCTGTTCAGGAGATGCAGCATCGCTACTACCACGAATATTACCGGTATACCAGGCGACCGGTACCTTTGATATATCACCACCTGCTTCTTTTAAGATATCGCTAACATATTTGTCGGCTACTGCATCCTGAATTTCTGGTGGTGCATATTTGGCTTTAGAGTATTCTGTACCAATACCATATTTTTTTGATAATGCTTGCCACGTACCATCCAGAAACTGATAGGCACCTGATGCTGTTGATACTGGATTCTGTGCACTATAGTTGTTGCGAGATTCTTTCATACGAATAGTTTCAAGAATAGATTTATTAGAACCCTGTGCTATCTGTGCATTAGATCCAGCAGCAGTTCCTGCTACCTTGGTTGCAATTTGTTCTGGCTTAGCAGCAACTGCTTGCGCATCGGTATCTTCTGTTTTTGAATCATTCCATGCATCCCAAATCATAGATGCAATTGTGTAAATATCCCAACCGATAAATGCAAGATTTGCAATAATCGCGATTATTCCTGGAATAGCACCAACACCGGTTCCTGCAACTAGTAAGCCAGCAACAATTCGAGCAATATATTTTCCGAGTTTAGCGAACCAACTTTTGCCGAGTTTGCGGGCCATGATGACAAGGAATTTGCGCCCGCGGCGGGTCGCTAACCAACTATTACCTTTTCTTGTTGCTGCCTGTATACCAGCGATTGAAGACGCTCCAGTAGCTCTTCCTAACTGACCTGCAGTTTTTCCAGCCTGTCTAAGCGCTGGCAATCTTTTTGCAATATTACTAATACCAAAACCGGCGCCTATAGCAAGTACACCGGCTGTAACACCATTAAATGAAGATTTGCCATCTTTAACAGACTCTCCATCTTGCCCAGTCATATTATTATATATTTGTGTGGCGACTAGACTNGTGATGATACCAATCACACCGCCTNTTAATCTGCCTTTGACACCCCTACCACCGAACAAGAATCCAGCAATTCCTCCTGCTGGAATCATATTAGACAGCTCGCCTAACCAGCCAAATGTTTTTTTGAATTGTTCGACATTTTGCTTGAGCGCANTCAGTTCTTTTTGATCTAGTGAACTAGCAATAAGCGCNGCCGCGCCACCTAGGATTGCAGCTACTTTTAAGACGGTACCGGCAATATTGATATTATCCTTGACATCTGATTTGAANCCNGANANTCTATCTTTAATATCACTGAACGTAGTAGTTTGTTTATTTTCAATNATGGCCTCTCTTTCAGTCTGTGCCTCGTCTTGATAAGAACGTCTTTCAAAATCAAGCTGTGACTTTAGAGATTTGTCGATTGATGCTAGATATTTTACTGCTGTATCTAATAGTGCCTCAGTAGGCATCTTAGTTGACATCTGTGGTTTGGCTATTGCTTTAGCAGCAGGAAGAGTTCCGCCTCCTGCTACTTTCTGTTTACCTGCAGTGCCGGCCATTCCGGTGTTTCTGATGATTGCATTATTAGGTGAAGATTGTGTTTGCTCGGAAGTATTTTGAGCAGCACCTCCAAGAGACTTTCCGGCCATGCCAAATGCTTTGCCGGTTTTAGATATAGAGCTAGCCGCGCCATATAGCGCACCACCGGCAGAAACTACCGTTTTAAACGCTATTTTGGCTGCAACTTGACCAATCATTATGTTTTTCTACTCTCTATCTCTTGCTTCTGCTGTTCTAAGAACTCCAATAACATATCAACATATAGATCTCTCTCATATGGTATCAAATTTTCAACTTCACTTATCGAATATTTATGGTGCTGAGCCAAAGAAAATATCATTGAATAATATCTTGCTAAGGTGTTATGACTCAGCCCCACATAAAAAAATCTTTGAGACTCGACAGTTCGATGGTACGTTCATTGCCGACTTTGTTTGTATACTCAATCTTGTGATATAGTCTTGGCACACTTTCAAAGAACTCGCGAATCAATTCAAATGTCTTGACATCTAATCCATCTAGGAATTCCGAGATCTCTTCCTCTGTAAAGTCATCAGCAACGTATACGTTCTCATCGTCATAGATTGTATCAACACAGTTGACAATAAAGAATGTCATTAGATCAACTTCGTTATCGAACTCTTTCATTCTATCAGTAATCGATGCAGATGGATACTTCATAGTCATACCAACATCTTTGGTGATTTCGATCTTTGAGTTGATAGTCTTAGGCATCTCAATCTCGATGGTATCTAGATCAAGTTCAAAGTTGTAGACTTCATCGTCCTCAGTATCGCGATATGCCAACTTTACAACGTTGTTGACAGACTTAGCACGAAGCTTAAGGAATGCATACTCAAGATCGAAGATCGCAAACGTATTTAGATCGATATCCTCGATAAAACAATTATTAAGAATCTGTTTAATAGCTCTGATAATTTCACTATCATTACCACTCTGTTGTGCAATCAATAGGATCTTCTCTTCCCTTACAAGGAAAGGCCTGAATGTAACTTTCCTTCCACTGGAAGGAATAATCATATCAAATAGTGGCTGATCAATTTTTGGTAAAGGCATTATAATACTCCATTCATTATTATGTATGTGTTAAATATAACGTATTGTAGTTGTCGGTGTATTTGATACACCTACTTTATCTGCAGGTGCAGTAGATTCGGTTGCATTTGGGGTTGAAGCATTTGCAGTAGTTTTTATTGACTCACCAACCGGCGACCCAACAGCATCTGCAGCAGCTCTACCACCCTTATCACTGGGTTGCTTTTTTTCCTCGTAAGGATTGGCTATGCCTTCTGACATATAATTCATTTGAGCAGCTGTAGTCTTCTTTGGAGCTTTTACTCTCATGTTTGTATACGCAAAATTCACTGTAAGTTTTTGAATTTGGTTTTCATCGGCCCAACCAAGATTCATTGATTGAATGTTCATAGGGAATACATCGAACATCTCATATTCTGTAACAGTTTCATTATTACGATTATACACATATATTCTTACGATAGGATTAGCGTATCCATCCTTGTAACCGACTTCAAACGGATTGTATTCGCCCAACCCCGATCTAAGTTCTGTTGTTTGAGACATGTTGGCATTTGGTGCATCGTGCATAACAATAGTATTCAACCACTGGTGCATAAATTCAATGATCTCCGATTTTCCATCGACTAACCATGTCATGGAAACATCACTAAACTGAACACCATATGGAATCTTTTCAACCGGCCCATAACCGTATCTACGAATATTTTCTTCCTCTAACAATGAAGGCGTTGGAAGGATAATACTCTCGCATCTCATGACCAATGTATTTCTTTTGTTCGTGACAAAGTCAGTAAGAGGTGCGTTTTCTGGAAAGCCAAGCCTGAAGGGTGAGAACGTAACTAGATATGAATGAGATGGTAGTACATCTTCATTTAAAATCTCAGATCTGAAACTGTTAATATTAAAAACTTGTGGAGATGCAGAACCTTCAGTCGTGATTCTATTTCTTTGATTTACAGAATTCTTTGCAACTTCTTCTAATGATGGATTGGTTTTATCACTAGCTTTTGGAAATGACACCGATCTGCTTTGTGCAACCGGTTGCACAACTGCTGTTTTGCTTGGGATTTCTGCATTCCATGCCACTTCTTTGCCAGGTGAGCGAAACGGTTGTGTTGGCACTGGAGCAGCACGTAATGCAGCTAATGGCGGCGGGGCGTTTGTCAAAACTCCAACACCAACGCCAGCCTTGAATGCTGCTACTTGTTGTGCTTGCGTTTCTCCATTTGGAGAAACTCCAACCGGTTTTGTTTTTCGCACATGCGTTGTACCTGCAGTAGCCAACACGCTATCTGCTCGTGCTTTTTTTTCAGCATCAGGAGATGATAGCCTGGACAGTTCGGCAGCGCTTAGTCGATCACCGGAACCGGTTACTGGTTTAAAACCAGCTTGTCGGCGTGCAGTTGCTTCTGGTATAGAAGTACCAACTGGCAGGTTGAAAAAACCGGGTGGATTTGCCATTACTTTCTAACCCCTAACATTTTCTTGGATTCGTTCCAGACCTGAGTCTTTGACTTCTTCGCAAATCGTTCTGTCGGTAAAAATAATGCAACGTCCCATTCTGATGGATATACGTACATGAATCTAGAACGCACATGTTCATCTAAATAATGCTTCACACACGGCTCAAAGAACTTAAGCTTTGATACTGATTGTAGAAGCGAGAAGTTCATCTTGATCTTGGTTGACTCATCATACCGACTATTATTGGCATAATCATACAAACCATCCATCAATCTAGCACGAAGTGGTAATGGTAGATAGTGAAGGTTGAGACCATAGAATCCGCCCGGTACCCTACGGAAAGGAAACACCAAAGGAAACCTATCATAGTATTCTAGCTGCTCTTTGTACTTCGGATCGTAGTAGTACATGTACATAGAACCGATGATAGTCTTATTTGTCAGACGGCTGGTGTCGCCACGCATAAGTTCACGCTCATTGAGACGTGAGATCTTCTTAGCCGTTTCACGGAACCAGTCGCGTGCATCCTGCGTACGGGCAGGGATCTGTCCAGAGCGGACACCTTGAGTAATGATTGTATCGAATACTGTTGCCATTAAAACTTTATTCCGAGTTCTATTTCCGTTATGATCTCAAACTTCCAGCCACGTTCTTTGCAGTAACCGACAGCAGCTTCCCACTTTGAAGAATTAATTCCCCAGGTCTGTACTTCAGTAATATATCTCTTATTAGGTTTATTTATGACCTTTGGTGGAGAGCACTGTGCTTTAGGTTTGATCTCGACTACTACAGTATCGATCTTGCCATCTCGTGTCTTCTTCTTTATGATGAAGTCTGGAAAGTATCTATGGACTCTGCCGTCGATTGGTGATCGGTAAGGAATGATCAGTTCTTCACTTCCCCATTGTAATACACCTGGGTGGTTATCAAGCCAGCCCATAAATTTTAGTTCCCATCGACTTCTATAGACGATATTCGATGGATCACCAAGATACTTTTGAGGGTTCCTTGGCTGAAACTTTCCTTTGTATGCCATTTTCTATTTATAAATAAACAGAAGAGAATTTCTAGAAAAGAGAAGCCAGTGGCCCTTATCAATCTAAATATCAAAAATTTTAAAAAGG